TTGTAGCGTGCATTTTTGCAAGTACTATCACTAGTGTTATGAAACCTAAAAAGATAGGCCAAAGTTTCATTAATTGTGCTGCGAAATCTAAATCCATAATTATCTCCTTTTTAATATATTGTTATGCCATTGCATTGTTAATCATTTTTTGAGTTGTTTCAGCATGATCTGTTGTTAATTCACCTGTCACATTCGTTTCTGATTTTTGATTTATAGTGTCACCTTGTTTAGTAGAGTTAACCACAATAGGTGATACATTATTTGCTTTTGCAACCATCTGCTCAAAAGTTCCTTCTAATAATTCTTTTAATTTTTTAGCTCTTTCTGTGTCTATAGCCTTTGATACTTTAAATTCATCTTCACTCATAACACCAGCAGCTACAAGAGCCTCATCTGATCCACCAGATTGAAACATAGTTCTCATTGACCCAGGAATATTTGCTAGTCTTTTAGCATTACCCTCAGCATTACCATCTATTAAGTTTTGATCTCTATAAAATGATTCAGCAACATTAGCGTCACCTGTCTGTATGCCTGCTGCCATGTCTGCTTTTTCTGTTTCTGATTTGCCAGGACCGCCTGCCATAACTTCTTGATAAGCTCTTGCAAATTCTTCTTGAGGTGTCTTACCACCAGGTAACGCTGCAGCCAAAGCGGCACCAGCACCTTTTGCAATTGCTTTTATAATTCTTCCCATGCCTGTCATCAAACTCTTAAAACTCTTAACTATCTGATCTTTAATATCAAATGATTCTAATTTCTCTTTAAAGTTATCAAAACCAAATAGACCTGCAATAAAACCTACTAGTTTCTGTACTAGTACATATGGTAATGTCACCAATGTCAACATGGCGTCACCTAAACCCTTTAGAACTGCTGTAAACATACTATCACCATCATCAAGTGATTGTTTAAATGTGTCAAATCCTGATTTTAAACTATAAAATACTGCAACTACGGCAGCTGCAATTGCTATTGCTGGTAAGAAAGGAACTAACATAGCACCTAAACTAGAACTCATACTCATTATACCAAGTCTTAATGTAGTAAGACCTCTTCCCAACATAGTAAAACCTTTTGTAAGGCCACCAGTAATCATCTTACCTGCACCACCAATTTTAGTGACAACAGTTTTCAAACCGTTATTCATGGATGTAATACCATTACCTAGTTTACCAGCAGTTTTACCTGCTAAGAACATTATGCCACCTGATTTTCTAATTGCAAGATTAGCAAGGTTAAGACCTTTTATTAATTGAGCACCTGCAAACTTCAACACAAATTGTGCTAATCCAGTTTTAAATGCTAGAAATACACCTATGAACCCAGCAAAAACAGCACCTGGTCCAAAAGCATCTACTAAATCCATTACGAACTCAACGACTGGTGTTAATACTTTTACTAGTGTGTCTTTAAATTTTGAAAATAATGCTAAACCACCCAATAACAATACTGCGGTCATCTTCTCGCCAAAAGACACTCTTTCAAAAGAATCTTTTAATGTTCCTAATATACTACCTAGTCCTGATTGTAAACGATCACCAGCAAGTGGTTTCGTGTCTGTATCTAAATTATCAAGATCAGGATTATCTGAAAGTGGTATGTCATTGGCTTCGGATCTCTCAATTCCAACTAATTCTATTAACTTATCTCTTATGTCAAAAAATACATCTTTCAAAGTATCCATAGGGGATCTAATTTCAAGTTTACCTAATGTTTGACCACCACCTGCTGTCACAGGAACCATTGCTGTTCCTTGAGCGTCAAATGATGTCTGTACTGATGGTAATGATAATGCTCCTAATGCCATATTATCCTATTTGATTATCCTTTGTTGACTTAACAACTTTCTTGTTATACTTTACTGTTTCAACGCCCTTGCCTGTCGAGTTTACATATAAACCAAACCATGCTGCACCAGCACCCACTACAACAGATACAAGACCTGCCTGTGCATTGTTAGGTTCAGGTAGTTGCATAAACCAATTTGCTACATTATAAAACATATAGATGTAGACCGATATGAATACTCTTGGGAATATTCTTAACTTATCAAACCAATATGGGAATGCTTCCCACACACTTATTTTACCATCGTCATTAAAGTCCATATTATTTCCCTTGTTGTTTTCTTCGTTGTTCTTTTTCGTTTTCTTCTTTAATATATGAGATTAACATATCTACATATATTTCCCTTTCCCAAGGTAGCATATTCTCTAAATCAGAAAGAGAATAGTTATGATGTTGCATTAGAGAGAAGTTTGTGCTAAAATAATTCTCTAAACTATCATGTGAAAGGGCTACCCGAAAAAATCGTTGAGTCCGTTCAGCGTTATCTCACTCTCCTTCTTAGTCTTTGGATTCTTAATCTTAATAGTATGTTTTAATTTAGGCATTGTATCAAAAAACTTTTGTACATCTTTAAATTGTTTAGTATTCAATGACTCAATAAAATCTGTAACTTCTTTTTGTGTCTGATCTTTCGTATCATAAACTTTTTCACCTTTTTTCTCAAAGATTTGTAAGATACAAGTACTTATAACTTCTAACATATTGCTAGGGTTAATGTCCTTGATACCAGTTTCACTAAAAGAATCAATAGTAGGATACTTCATAATCATACCCATATCGTTACCTAAATCAATCTTATTAGTATGGTCATCACCAACTTGAACTTTGACCTCATTTAAATCTACTTCTACATCAGCATAAGTCTTACCATCATCTGGGCATAATAGTTTCAGTTTAGAAACCTCACCAACAGACTTTGATCTTATCTGTAAGAAAATATATTCAACATCAAACATAGGCATTTTATCTATATTTACTTTGTCAAATGTACATTCTTTAACAATATCTTTTACGGCCTGAGTGATATCAGCACTTGCTTTACTCTCCATCGCCATCATAAGTATCTTTTCTTCTTTTACTAAAAACGGTCGATACTTAATCTTTTCATCCGTTGATGGTATTTCCAACTCATATGTTGGAGTTGTCAGTTTAGGTAGTGCCATAATATTTTCTCCTTATTATATAATTATTATGTAAATGGTGGGAAAACTTTCCCCTTAAATATTCTTCCTATCGGGTTCAATACTGTTCGCCCTTGTTGAAATATGTCTTTTCCTGCTCTTTGTAGAGAAGGAGGTAGTTTACCAAATAGTCCTGGTGTTCTTGCTTTAATGTTTGCCGCTGTTTGTAGAGAGTGACCAAACTCTAGTCCTTGTGCGCTTTCTATTCCCATATTAAACCATTGTTTGTATGAGAACTCAATAGTTATTTTTGTAACCTGATTACTAGCTGAATAAGAGTAATCTATGTTTCCTATTTTTTCAGGATATACATCAACTGCCTCAATAGCATAAACTGGCATATCTCTATCAACTTCACTATCTGCACCTAATTGGTATATATGCATTTTACCTACATAGTTGTCATAATAGTTTGCCTTGTGTGATATGGTGTTTACTGCAAGTTTCTGCCACATCTCGAAAAATTGTCTTTCTCTTAAATATTTATCTGCATAGAAGGTAGCAACTATATTACCAGCAAATCCATGACTTGTCACTTGATTTCTTTCAGGTTCTGATCCATACTGTACTTGTTGAGTCTGTAAATCTACACCAGGCATTGTGACAGTATCACACATAATATTAACTTGTCTACCAATACTTTGTGTCAATTGATTCATCACACCGCCGCCAACTAATCCTGCAACTTGACCACTACCATTATACATTTCATTATCATAAGTCACACCGTCTGCATTTGTAGTAGCATTTGCATTTCTAATTGTTTCATTTAAACTAGAAGGTGGGAATATTCTTACTGCAAATCTTGATGGTCTAGCAAATCCTTCTGCTGAATTCATCGCCGCTCTGAAACGACCGATAGTGTTCTCGGTATTAGCCTGCATTTTAAATCTAGGATCTCTATCTGTCTTATGATAGGCACTAGATTTATAATCACCTCTTGATATACCACCTCGTATGTCAAAAGGTCCTACTCTTTTACCTGCTCTAAAAATTGCCATTAGTACGGACTTCCTTTTTTAAATCTTGCCACAGGTAGAAATATTGCAATCGCCATTTCATCTGCAGGTATGTTCAAAAATGATGTTCTAACATGATTGAACAAATAATGTTTTGCTGTCTTTTTCATATAACTATTATTTCGCCAAGGAATATTATATCTAGTTTTTTTATCAAATCTTTTATCACTAGCATCCCCTGCTAGACTTCTTAAAAAAGCCACTCTTGCAAGAGGTGGTAGGTAATGAAAGTTTAGTCCTATAAAACCACCTTTTGCTGGTTCTAAAGGTAGTATCAAAGGAAACGTATCATAGTAAGGTAGTCTATCTTTGTGTTTAGGGTCATAACCAAAAAGATTCATAA